AAGTTCCCGCTGAGCCTCAGATCGAACTGTAAGGTACGTCATGAAAGCTCTTAGTGCTTTTTATTCGCGCATTCTGCCCCACTTGCCCGGTTGTCCCGAGCCGGTGGTGGATCAAATGTTGCTGACATCCGCTATTGAGTTTTGTGAAAAATCGCAGGTTCTCAGGCAGAACCTCGATTCAATTTCTACCGTTGCTGATATTGGTGAATACGACTTAGATAGCCCGTCTACTCAACTAATTATTAGTCGTGTTCTTGGCGTAACTGCAGACGGTATCCCTCTTGTCGGCGACATGGCCGAAAGTTTTCCTAGGTACTTACCCGTAGATTCTGGCATCCCTAGTTCTTTTTATGTTGACCGTACAGACTCGCAGTTTGTTCTTCGACTTTTGCCAACTCCAGATGATGTTTATACGTTAGTAACGACAGTTGCGCTGCGCCCGGCTATGACAGCTACGCAGCTTGAAGACGACTTGTATAACCGCTGGATCGAGCCTGTTGTGTCGGGAGCAATCTACAGGGCTATGCTTCTTCCAGATCAGCCTTTTACTAACTACGCCCGCGCTTCGCAGGTACAGATGGAAACGGCTCGTCACATTACAAACTCTCGTATAGAGGGGAACTACGGCCATGTTCGTGGTTCTATGCGCGTTCGTTCACGCCCATTTGTGTAAGGCTATAAATGACTACTTCCGCACAATCAGTTTTACTTCGGGTCGTAGGAACTTTGCAGGATGCGTCCGCTGTTCGCTGGGCAACAAACGAGCTTGTACGCTACCTTAACGACGGCCAACGAGACATTACTGTTTACCGCCCTGATGCCACTGCTACGACCGCTACGCTTACTTGTGTATCAGGTACAAGGCAGACCTTGCCTGCCGCGGCATCTAAGCTTATAGACATTGTGCGCAATGTTGCAGCAACAAGTAGCAAACAGGTTGTGCGAAAAGTTAATCGTCAGATGCTGGATTCAATAAGCCCTTCGTGGCACATTGCAACCTCTAGCGTTAACATTTCAAACTACATGTACGACCCAATTGATCCTAGGGTTTTTTATGTGTACCCGCCAGCAACTACGTTGGCTCAGCTTTCGACAGTCTATTCGGCATACCCAACTGACATTACTGAGCCTGCTGATAACGCGCTTTACACAGCAGTGAGTGGTAATATAAGCGTTGCTGATATCTTTGCAAATGCACTTGCGGACTACATTTTGTTTCGTGCGTTTAGTAAAGACGCTGAGTCTGCAGCTAACGCAAGTCGTGCTCAGGCCCACTATGCTCTATACACAACAGCGCTTAGCACTGAGCTAAGAGGCACAACTTCTATTGCACCAAGTACGTCTGGAGCTCCAAACCATGGCTGAGAAAATTAAACTAGTTCAAGGTGACGTAAAGCGCCCGCAAGTTCAGGCAACAATTACTGACGAAACTACAGGCAATATTGTTGATATTACCGGCGCAACCGTGTTGTTAAAGTTTCGTAAAGTTGGAGCAACAACCCTGCAAGATACCATGACCGGAGTTGTCCCACTTGGCACAGACGGCATTGTGATATTTGAAATGAGCGAGCTGTCAATGGCGGGAGAACCCGGCGATTACGAAGGCGAGATTCAAGTGACGTTTGCTTCTAATGCCGGAGTTCAAACTGTGTACGATCTTTTAAAGTTTAAGATGCGTCAGGATTTCTAATGCGTTCTACTTATGAGTATATTCAACTTGTAGCAACGACAACGTCTACGACGCTAAAGGCGCTTGTATCTTTTGTCACGCTTAGCGCTACCGCAGTAGCGGGATATTTTATTAAGTTTTTAGACCTTGCCGATACCGCTCGCGCAACTGATTCTGCTGCTAAGGCAGTTGGTAAAGGACTGACCGAAGTTGCTCAAGCTAGCGAAACTCTAGTTAAAAGTTACGGCAAAACGCTTAGTGACAACAGCAATGCTTCAGATTTAGCCGCTAAGACCGTTGATAAGACAGCATCTGATACTGCAACGCCCGGTGATGCAACCATTCTGGGACTGAATAAAACGCTAACTGATACTGCTTTTGCAACCGACGATGTAAACGGTGTAGCGGCTGACGACGACCAAGTTATTCAAGTTGTCAAAGTGCTGTCTGAAATTGTTGCGCCAAACGAAACGTTTGTTCGCACGGTTGGTTATAGCCGAGAGTTCTTAGATTCTGCTGTGAGTGCTGATGTTGCGGCTAAAACGTTTATAAAAAACCTGACAGATACAGTTAACGCATCTGACGATGCGCAAGTTAGTAATGCCAAGATTGAGTTGCCTACAGATGGCTCTAACGTAACCGATCAAGCAGTTATCGGCTTTGGAAAAGGGCTTACTGAGTTGCCTACAGCAGCCGATGCCGCGTTTAAAGGTTTTATTAAAGGGTTGACCGAAACGCCAACCGCAACAGATTCCGCCGTTATTGTGGCTGGAAAAGCTCTTATTGACTCGACTAGCGCATCAGATGCTGGTACAGTAATAAGCCAAGGCTACTGCGATATCACATACTTCGCGGAAGACTACGTAGGAACTAGTCGTACTTTTTAAGGAACCCTCATGAATACGAATGAAAAAATCATCGCTACTGGCGAATTAAAGATCACAGTTACCGCGCCTGACGGCACGGTTAAACACGAGCAAGAAGTCAAAAACTTGGTTGTTACAGCCGGTTTGGGATTTATTGCCAGTCGTATGGCGGGCACGTCCGCTAACGTTATGAGCCACATGGCCATTGGTACAAATAACACGGCAGCAGCTGCAGGCAACACTGCTTTGGGCGCTGAATCTGCACGCGTGGCTTTAACTAGCACAACCCCAACAGGCGCAGCCGTTGCTTACGTTGCTTCTTTCCCAGCAGGCACTCCCGCAACACTAACCGGCATTCAAGAAGCCGGCATTTTTAATGCTTCTTCTAGCGGCACAATGCTTTGCCGTACAGTGTTTAGCGTTGTCAACAAAGACGTAAACGATACAATGTCTATTACTTGGACAGTCACAATGGCTGCACCTTGATCGGAGTAATCCATGAGTACCATTGTTACCCGCGCAGGGAAGGGCTCACCCCTTACCAATACTGAGGTTGACTCCAACTTCACGAACCTGAATACCGATAAGATTCAGGTAGTGGGTACGCCCACGAGCGGGCAAGCGGTGGTATGGGACGCTGCAAATTCTCGCTGGATACCCGGCACTGCAGCTTCTCGGGTTACTATTTCGTCTACAGCGCCAGCAGGAGCTACGGCAGGTGACAGATGGCTTGACTCTGATACCGGCGTTGAGTACCTTTATACAACTGACGCGGACTCTTCTCAGTGGGTTGAGTTTGGCCCAACGGCTATTGTTGTTACGTCCGGCGACGCGCTAGCGTTCGCTATTGCATTGGGATAAATATGGCAAACGCATTTAAAAATTACATCGCTGCAAGCGTTACAACACAGACTTCGGTATACACCACGCCGAGTGCGACTCAAACCACTGTGATTGGGTTAAGTCTTGCAAACACAACTGCCGGAACAGCTACCGTTGATATCCAGATTACCTCTGGGGCAACAACAATCTACCTTGTTAAAGGTGTACCTATCCCAGTCGGTAGCTCACTTGTTCCTATTGGCGGCGATCAAAAACTTGTGCTTGAAGCTGCGGACATTCTTAAAGTAACCTCTGACGTTGCGGTGGATGTAGCTGTGTCTGTTCTGGAGATTTCATAATGAGTTACATCGGAAAAACCCCAACGCCAGTCCCGTTAACATCTGCTGATATACCCGATGGCGGTGTAACCACAGCTAAGTTAGCCGCTAGTCTGTCTTTGACGACTCCTGCTCTTGGAACTCCAACAAGCGGTACATTAACCAACGCAACTGGCTTGCCAATTTCTACAGGCGTGTCTGGTCTCGGCACTGGAGTAGCAACGTTTTTAGGTACGCCATCCTCTGCCAACCTTTTAGCCGCTTTGACGGATGAGACAGGAACAGGCGCAAATGTTTTTGCAACAAGCCCAACTTTGGTAACTCCAATTTTAGGAACGCCGACAAGCGCTACGCTAACTAACGCAACTGGATTGCCTCTGACTACTGGCGTGACTGGTACTTTACCTATTGCAAACGGCGGTACGAACGCAACATCAGCGTCTGACGCAAGGACTGCTCTTGGTTTAGCTATTGGTACAAACGTACAAGCATGGGATACTGACCTTGATACATGGGCTACCAAAACTGCACCATCAGGTACTGTGATTGGCACAACTGATACCCAGACTCTAACCAACAAAACAATTGAAGCCGGTACATTTACTAACGGCTACACAGAAGAAACTGTAACAGCCAATACATCTACAAGCTACACCATTGACTTGGCTAACGGCTCAGTACAAATACTGACATTGAATGGCAACTGTACTTTTACGTTCCCCACCGCTACGGCAGGTAAGGGTTTTACTTTGCTCTTGCTCCAAGACGCAACAGGATCACGTACTGCTACTTGGCCCGCTTCTGTAAAGTGGCCCGCAAGCACAGCACCAACAATTACTGCTACTGCGTCTAAAGGCGACAAGTATGTTTTTGTTGGCGACGGCACGTATTGGTGGGGAAGCAACGCTGGCCAGAACTACCTGTAAGGATTAACTAATGTTCAGTTCACAAAACTCGCAGGCAGCAAGCGGAGATACCACATATATTGAGGATGTGTTCAGCACATACCTCTACACAGGCAATGGCACATCACAAATAATTGAAAATGGTATCAATCTTGGTGTAAGTAATTCAGGAGGGTCTGTTTATTTTGATGGTAGCGGTGATAGCCTTGTAACTCCTACCAGCGCAAATTTTAACATTGGTACTGGTGCGTTTCAAATTGATTTTTGGATGTATTCATTAGCCGTCCCTTCGCAGTTTGTTGGTCCATTTGGAACTAACAACGCGGGAATATTTTTTGCATTTCGAAGCGGCAATCTTGATTTTGTTAATAATGTTGACACAGTAGGCGCTATTTCAGCACCATATCCCGCCATTAACCAATGGCACCATATTGCCTTAGTACGCAATTCATCAAATGTTAGGTCTTATTACATTAATGGGACGAGGGTTGGAACACTAAGTAATTCTGCTGATTTTAATCAAACACAAATAACAGTAGGTAACACTAGCTGGAATGGCTATGTTTCAAACTTTAGGGTAATTGTCGGCTCAAATATTGACAACCCAAATTCGTCAACAATTACTGTTCCAACTGCGCCTACAACAGCAGTATCAGGCACTCAACTTTTACTTTGCCAAACCCCAACACCTCTTGTAGATAAGTCAACAAATGCATTTGCCATAACAGTAAATGGCAATGCAAAAGCTTCAGAGGTCGGCCCATTTACAAGTGCAACAGCAGGTAAGGGTGGGTTGGTTTGGGTTAAAGGTAGAAACGAGACTTTTTACCATCGGTTGGCTAGTTCGCCCGGCCCAACATTGCCAAACTACTTAGCATCCAACGCAACAGATGCAGCAAGTTCAGGCAACGGAACAATTTCAGCTTTTACAACAACCGGGTTTACTGTGTCTGCGGGTGGCGGCGGCACAAATACTAGCAGTTATAACTACGTTGGCTGGACATTCCGCAAACAACCAAAGTTTTTTGATGTTGTAACTTACACTGGAAATCAAGTTGCGGGTAGAACTGTGGCGCATAACCTAGGTTCAGTGCCGGGATTTATTGCGTGTAAAAGAACAGATACACCCGATGAATGGTTTTGTTATCACAGGTCGCTTGGCCCAAGTCAACAAATTTTATTGAATAGCACTGCTACTGCTGGTACAAACAATAACCAATGGAATAACACGGCTCCAACAAGTTCTGTATTTTCATTGGGTACTGACAGTGGAGCAAACGGTACTGGTGGAACCTATGTCGCCTACTTATTTGCCCACAACGCAGGCGGCTTTGGCTTGACGGGTACAGACAATGTAGTTTCGTGCGGTTCTTTTGCTGTTGGTGGTGGATCAGATGGCGTTGTTACTCTTGGATATGAACCTCAATGGGTTATGTTCAAACAAGCGGCAGTTGGTGGTTCTGGTAACTGGAGAATTGTTGACAACATGAGGGGTGTTGCAACAGGCGGTTCCGCCAGCATTATTGCGGCAAATTCAAGTGCTGCGGAGACATCATCGTCAAACATGATTACATTTAATGCCACTGGGTTTGTTGTAAAAGATGGATCGGTTCAAGGTGGTGACCCTTATGTTTACATAGCCATCCGCCGTGGCCCGATGAAAGTGCCTACGGATGCAACTACAGTGTTCTCACCTGTTGCGGTTAACAGCCCGGGCGGCACTCCAAATACATTAACTAGAACTACAAACTTCCCTGTTGATTTTTATTTGGACGCGGTTAGAAACCAAACCTTTAATAAGTTTGCTGTAGGTAGCCGAATGCAGGGGCGTGATGCATATTTGTTTACATCAAACACTGGACAGGAACAACAGTACGGCGATCTTATTAACAACTTATGGGACAGCAACACTGGAGTTGGGATTTATGATACTAACGGTACATGGAATGGTAATAATTCATCTCAAACAACAATTCTTGAGGCGTTCCGACGGGCCCCGAGCTTCTTTGATGTAGTTTGCTGGACTGGAAATGATGTTGCACCTAGAAATATAAATCACAATCTGACGGTTGTCCCAGAAATGATGATTGTTAAAGGTCGATCTAATGTTGGTGGCACTAATTGGATTGTGTACCACAAAGATTTGACAAGCGCTTTGTATTATTTAAGTTTAAACAACGCAGATGCCCAAGCTACTGGCTCAAATGTTTGGAGGTCTACAGCCCCTACAGCAAGCGTATTTACAGTCGGAAGTGATTCATGGGTTAACACAAGTGGAGACACGTTTGTTAATTACCTTTTTGCTACATGCCCCGGCGTTTCTAAAGTAGGTTCTTACACAGGCGACGGATCAACGAATGAAACTAAGCGGCCTGCTTGCGGATTTACTGGCGGTGCTCGATTTTTAATGATAAAACGCACGAACGCTACTGGTAATTGGTACATTTGGGATACTGCTCGTGGGTTTATTTTTGACTCATACAACGCTTACCTGATGTTCAATAACACAGCTGCTGAAACCACCAGCACGGCTGTCGGTCCAATTGCCGGCGGTTTCTATGTCAACCAACAAGACACAACAAACTTAAACGTCAACGGGGCAACCTATATCTTCTTGGCAATCGCATAAGGAACATCATGCAAGTACGAATCAGAGAAACCGGGCAAGTCATGTACGAAAGCGAATTCCGTACACTATTCCCAAACACATCACTGCCGCCACATCTGTCAGAGACCTTGATTAACGAACTCGGCGCTGACGTGGTTTTCGAAGGTGCCCAAGCTTCAGGCGGTACTGTTTATCAATACAGTCAACGCGACGGCGTCGAACAGATCGACGGCAAGTGGTACACCAAGTACGTGCTAGGCCCTGTGTTTACAGACCTCCCTGAATTCGAAGATATGCCAGCGCAAACTGCTGCCGAACAAGAAACTGCTTATAAAGCTCGAAAAGACGCGGAGCATGCCAAGAACATTCGCGCTGATCGTGATCGTAGACTTGCTGAAACAGATTGGCGTTATCGTCGCGACCAAACAACGACCCCTGAATGGGATGCGTACTGCCAAGCGCTGCGAGATGTACCTACACAAGAAGGCTTTCCGTGGACAGTTACTTGGCCTGATAAACCTTGAGCTAACGCCTAGACCCAATTACAATACCCAAATGGTTTAAATAGGTAGCAAAATGAACTTTCCATCCAGCCCAACGCTAAATCAAACGTATACGCTAGGCACTAAGACTTGGGTCTGGAATGGTTCAGCGTGGGATTTGCAGATTAACAGTCTGACGTATACACCCCTCGCAACTGCAACATCGTCTGACGGAAGTATTGTTGTTAGCCAAGTTGGAGCTAACATTGACTTGATAGTTTCTGAGGCTTCACCCGCATCAACGCTTTTAGCAGCAGTCAGGAACACAACTGGCGCAACCTTGACAAAAGGCACTGCCGTTTATATCTCCGGCGCAACAGGTCAAAGGTCAACAGTCTCAAAAGCATTAGCTACCGGGGACGCGACCTCGGCTCAAACACTGGGCTTGATAACCGCTGATTTGGCAAACAACTCCAATGGTTATGTAACGGTTGTCGGTTTAGTAACTAATATGAACACGTCTGCTTATACAGACGGACAACAACTATATCTAAGCCCAACAACAGCTGGCACACTGACAGCGACAAAGCCTTATGCACCCCAGCACTTGGTCTACGTAGCTATTGTTGAATACGCCCACTCAACACAAGGTAAGTTATTCGTCAAAGTGCAAAACGGTTACGAGCTAGACGAGCTGCACAATGTTTCAGCGCAATCCCCAACAACTGGCCAAACGCTTGTCTATAACTCAAGTAACAGCCTGTGGGAAAAGAA